AATGGTGGTTCTTGTGGCGCAGAGCTCACGTGCTCTGCTTCCGACTACAATAGCCCAGCGTGTACCTCCGGATTGATCAACCGTGCACCAATAAAATAACTTATATAAATATTTAATATTATATATTATATTATATATGTATGAACATTTAGTTGGTCTTATATTATTATCATTAATTTTTATTATATCGTTTTATATAATTCATAAATATAGATATTATGAATATCAAATATTTATTCCATTAGTTATATCAGCTATAATTATAATTTATTTAATATATTATAAATCAAAAATAATTGAAGGAAATATTGAAGGAGATATATACGAAGTATTTAAGGAATCGTTACCTACGGAGGATGTATTAGAATTTCCTATGGAAAAATTAGCAAAAATATTAAAATTATTAAAAACTCAATTAACAGGTGAAGAAAAACATGGTTATGAAGAACAATGTCGAGGTAAATTTGTATTAAATAAATTAATAAATAAACCGTGTGGTGTAGGTTTTAATGAAAGAGTATATAAAATCACAAAACCAGGAAGAAATTGTTTGCATACAGAAAAATATAAAGAAAAAGTCCCATTAAAATTATGTAATTATGGTGAAAAATGTAATATAGATTTAGATTGTATATCAAATAGATGTGATAATGGAATATGCACATATGATTTAAAATGTAATTATGATATGCCCGGATCATGTAATTACGATAGTTGTATGAATTTAAATGATAAAGATAATGATGTTGATGATTTTATATATAAAAATAATAATTGTACTAAAAATCCATGTAATGAAGATACGTATGTATTATGTGATAATTTAGATTGTGAAAATTTAGGATATTTATATAAATATAATATGGATCAAAATGTATGTGAAAAAATGAACGTGTTACAAAACGACCCTAATGAAGATGTTGATACAATTAATGCTAAAATAACTGCTCTACAAAATTTGGAGAAAAAATATTCGTGTTCAAATACATTTTCACAAAATATCTATGGTCTGATTTTTGATCCAAAAACGGATAGTTGTATGTTAAAAAGCGATATGAACAAGATGACAGTAAAAACAATATATGAAATTAAAAATAGAGGTACAGGTATTACCAATTATAAATATGAATATTATGTATATGAAAATGGTAAAGAAAAGAAAGATGAAGGTGGATATAAAGGTAGATATAAAGGTATTTGTATAGACGGAACACAACCGAACGATGACCGTACGGCGTGCTCCCCTTGTCCGCTAACGGAAGCAGGGATTAGTGGAAAGTGTAATACGTGTGGTGATGGGATGGGACCGAACGATGACCGTACGGCGTGCTCCCCTTGTCCGCCAACGAAAATTGGGAAGAAGGGGGAGGGGTGTTGGCCGTGTGGTGATGGGATGGAACCGAACGCTGCCCAGACGGCGTGCGTGACTTGTCCGCTAACGAAAGCAGGGATTAGTGGAAAGTGTAATACGTGTGGTGATGGGATGGAACCGAACGATGACCGTACGGCGTGCTCCCCTTGTCCGCCAACGAAAATTGGGAAGAATGGGAAGTGTTGGCCGTGTGCTGATGGCTCGGCACCGAACGATGAGCGTACGATATGTTATTGGTGTCCCGAAAATTCTGCTGGGAAAGCTGGACAATGCTCTGTGTGTGCTGATGGAAAGTCAAAAGCTTATTCATATACGAGTTGCCTCTCGCCATGCATGTCGGTGCTGGAGGACACTTGCGGTGAGGACAAGGACGACAATTTTAAAAAATGCGCGAAGTGCGTCGGAGAGAACCAGCAGCTGATGCACAAGAATCACTGCCCCGCCTCGACCATCCAGGATTGGTGTGCGGGGTGAACCACCCGCAAATCGGCAAGTAATGGCCGGCAAAAATGTTCTGCGAAGCCCATAACTTTGGCCCATAATGATATTTTGACAAACGGATTTTTGTGTATTAATTGTGAGACGCTGTAGATGCGAATTGCGGTATCGCGCGAGTAAATCGCGCAACGCACACGCGCATTCATATACGAGTTGCGTGCCAACTGGGAAATAGGAGCTGATAAAATAACAGGATGCAACGATTGCAAGAATATGAAGGAAATTATGCAGAACTATACACTAGATTGGTACGATAAAGAAATATAGTTTATCTTATTTATATTTATTTAAATTAATTTATTATATTTTATTTTTTTATTGTATTTATTAGTATTATTATTTATAAATACTTGCTTCTTAAATATTGTAAAATCTCCATTAATATTACGCAATCCATTTTATTATATTCAATAATTTCTGAAATTTCAGTATATCTTTTAATAGGGATGTTAACTTCTTTTTTTAAACAAATATCTTTAAATTTAATCATAGCGTCTAAACCATTATCTGTATCAGACCATGTAGATTTAATCATACCATGTTTATACATATTTTTGCCAATTGTTTTTAATGAAAAATTAAAACAATCTTTTATAATAACGGGTTCAGAACGAAAATAATATAATAAATCTATTAATATTATTTCAGGTAAATTAATATCAGGGAATCTTTTATGAATATTATTTATATATGATTTTTCAGCGTGTCCCCAATGATATATTTTAATAATATCATATTTACTAATATATTCAACCCATTCAATAATATTTTCTTTTTCTGATTGAATAGTTAAATCTTTAATAGTGAAATCTTTAAAATGAATAAAATTATTATTTTGTAATAAAATATTACCAATAATACATATATTAGGATATTTTTTATTAAGGTTATCATTAAAATAATTTGTTTTTTCTTCTAAATTAAGAATACTTTCAAAATCTAATATAAATTCGTTATCATCAATTTTAAGAATATTTTTGAAATTATTAGAAATAGATTTTCGTGGTTCAATTATAAGATTATTATATTTATTCATATGAATAATTTTTTCTTGAATATCTTTAACATTAGAATCTTTAAGTTCATATAAATTATTTAATAAATAAGGATCATTCCATTTATTTATGCCTATTTTAATTAATTTATTTCTATCTTCGTATGAAATCATCCATATAAGAGTAATTTCTTTAATTTTTTCAGAGAGTTTTTTCTTTTCATATTCCCAACAAGATTGTTTGTTGTTCATATTAGGATATAATTCTATGCAGTTGGGTTCAGGTAAAATAGTTATTTGATTGAGTCTTAAACTGTTTAACCATTTAATAGAATTAATCACTTTACTACGAAATGTATCTTCATATATAACTAACCCGATATTTTCTTTTTTATTTAATATTTTATTATTAAGTTTATATTCTTTACCGAATAAAAAATAATAATTATTTCTTTGTATATATTTTCTTAAAGCGCTGTTAAATGAATATAACGCGCATTTATTATAAAAAACATTATATGAATTACATATATCTCTATTATTACATTTAAAATTTAAAATTTCAGGAACAATATTAATAATTAAATATTCATTATTTTTTATTATATTAAAAGGAATATTATTAATTTCATTAAAAATTTTAACGAATAGACTTTTTTTAATCATAATATCACATTTTACAATTAATTTATATTTATCATTGATTAATAATGGATTTATAATTAATGGAATATTATTATGAATTTTATTAATTGTATTATCAATATTATTAAATTTAGGAAATTTGATATTAGGATAAAAAAAATTACTTTTTGTTACAATATCATCAATAAAATTATTAATATAATCAGATGATATTTTTGAAATATATTTATTAAAATAATTATTTTTATCTTTTTTAAAATTATGCGAATTATTTAAATAAGATTGAAAATTAAAAAAATCACAAATCGGATCATTATTAATATGATTTCTTAATAATTTAAATTCACGGATATCTGATAAGTATTCCATTATTAAAAAGAATATATTAAAATTATAATAATTATCCGTTAAATTTTTCTAAAATATCAGGATAATCTTCATCAATCACTTTTTTAATATGTTTTATTTTATACAAATCATTAAATTTCATATATGTATCATATGAATAAGGATCATCATTATGTATATTTTTAACAACTATACTACACAAATCATAAACACTGTCACTATTTAAATGATGATATAATAATATAATATTAGTATCATTATTAATTTTATCAATATTATATTTAAATATAATATTATGTTTTAATTTGCTAGAAGATTGTTTAGAATATTTACTTGAAATAAGTAAGAAACCTATATTAGGATAAATAGTATCATCAGATAAATTACATAAAATTTCTAAATCAAATGGTGTAATTTTGTAATTATCAGTGGAAATATAATCTTTAAAATTATTTAATGATTTTCCATAATCAAAATATAATTTAATATTTTTTAGGAACTCTTTATTTTTCTTCTGGATTTTTATTTCAGTTAATATTTTTCTTTTTATGGTTATAGAATCAATAATATCACCACCACCGGTAAATAAATTATTAAAAGAATGTTCTAGTGGTAAGAAATCTATATTTTTTCCGAAATAGAACCATACAGTTGCATCAGAATTAAATAATTTATATATAATATTTGGAATACCATTTAAAATTGATGAAATATTTTTAGGTTTATTATCAGATATGGGTGTATCATTATTTTTGTCATAAAAATTTATATCTCTTATAAATTGACTATTATATTTAAAAAGTTCATTTAGAAATTGATTATTATATTTAAGATAATTAAAAAAAATTTCATTTGATTTTTTAGTTTTATATAAATCGCTGATATTAATATTATTTTGAAGAATATTATTAATTACATCAATATCTTTATGAATTAAATATAATTCAACAAATTTCCAGGTAATCTTATTAATTAATAATTTATTATCATTTTCATAAATAGAAGTTTCTTTAACGTATAATTTACATTTATTTTCGTCATATTTACACGGATAATCACAAATATCTTCTGTATTATTAAAACATATAGAAGAATCACGATTATTAATATATTCTTTAAATTTTTTATTTGGTAATATTTCTACGATATCATTTATAAAATTATTAATGAGATCATATAAATATTGTTGTTTATCAAAATTAATTAATATTGCATCATTTGATATAAGATTCATGATATCTAAATAATTAATATTAATATTAATTTTAAATAAACCATTAAATTTGCTTTGTGATATATCTTTGACGATACCTGATAATTTATTAGGTTCATTATAAATATCAATAAAATCGTTATTTTTTTCAATATAATTTAATATTTTGCCATCATGATCTTTTTTTATAATTTTGAATGAATATTTACTATTAATCGTGAATAATTTAGGTTTATCAGTATAAAATTCAGATAATATTGTTTCTTTTTTAAGATAAAATATTATATTTTGAATAGTAAGTGAAGTAATATGATTAATATAATTAATATTCATATTATATTTTGAACGGATATCATTTTCGGGGATAAATCGTTGAACATATTTATCTAATGTATATATATTTGTATTACCTAATATAGGTAAATTTAACATATTAGATTTATTATATTTAGTAGGTTCAATAGGAATATAACTATTATTTTCTAAAACAATATTAACTACATGATCATTTTCAACAATTAATCCGTTGGGTTTCATATATTTTTTTAAATTTTTAATATCTTCATCATTAGAATATTTAATGTAATCAGAATATGATGGTAATTTACCATGAAAATCATATATTAATTGAAAATCAATATCATTATATGATTTTAATATATTCGTAGGAACAATTGGAAATATACAATTATTTTCTGTAATTATATGAGATATTTTACAGTAATTATCAACTAACAAATATTTAGGTTTATATTTAGGATATATTTCATCAATACATTGTTGAAATTCTAGATCATCTTTATATGTTTTAGTATATATTGTATTAATAGAAGTATTAATTCCTGATAATATATTATTAATATATGTATTAATATCTTTATTACTAGAAAGATTATATTTTAAATCACATTCAATTTTTTTTCCATTTATATTAGATTTTTCATTATAATAATAAATAGGTTCATAAATATCATTTATTTTATATATAAAATAAAATATACAATCAGGGTTACTAATATTATATTTATTTAATTGTAATTTAAGGTTAATAATTTCATCAATATTTTCAAATATAATATAATTAGTGTTATTAATTTCAGATACAAGTGGAATGATATATTTATAATCTTTTTTTTCTTTACTTTTAAGATATTCAATATAATTCTTTTTAGAAATGATTAAATCGTAAATAAATTTTATATTATATTTATTTTCAGTTTTATTCATTATTTTATTAAAACCTATTACAAAATTAAATGCATTATCAGTTGTTACATTATTTATATTATTTATATTGATATTTTGTTTTTTTAAAAAATCACTAAATTTAGCAAATGATTTGTTAATATATTCAATATGACTATTTGATATATTAATATTATTTAATTGTTTTTTATTATTATAAATATAATCTAAGAAATATATGATATCATATGGATTATATTCTTCATTTTTGAATAATTGTACGATATTGCCTTCACCAAGTTTCAAAAATAAAAATAAAGAATGTTCATCCATTAATTTAGGAATAATCATTTCATTTATATAATCCATATGATTATTTAATAAATACAATATAAGATCTTCTTTTTTATCACCTATATCTTTAATAACTTTATTTATATCTTTTTTATCAGAATTATATGGAAATGTTGTATAATTATAAAGAATTCTTTCTTTGATTTGTTTTATATCTAATTTATCTAATATATTTTTATATTTTTCATCAAGATTGGCTAATGTATAAATAATAGAATTATTATCTTGTTTTACTCCATATTTAATAAATCCTCCTAAAAGATTTTCTTGTAAATTATCATCATGTTGGAATAATGTTTGTAATTTTTTATGGATATGTGCGAACTTATTAATATTACATGGAGTTAAATTAGATAACATAATTTTACTAGTATCTACTTGTTTTTGTTGTTGAGGTTGACCACCTTTATTTTTAAAACAACACGGAAATCTATATCCATCAATATTATATTTTTCATTAATAAATCGTGGTTCTAAACGGTTAGTATATTTTTGATAAATTAAATCTAATTCATTATTAGGAATATCATATTTATCAGAATATATTTCATTATAAAAATCATTTATGCTTAAATTATTTAATCTAATTTTATCATCACTTGTTGTTCTAATTAAAGTGATAATATCTTGTTTTAAATTATCATCTGAAATATCTTTCCAAAAATCATGAGTTTTAGTATTACCTTGTCGATCTAATATATGTTTATTAGTTACTCCTCTAAAATTTAAATCAACAATTCTATCTAAATGATTATGAATATCTCTGGGGTGAACAGGTAATTTACGAGAGATATCCCAATATTTTGGACAAATATAATTTATCATAGTAGAATCTGATGATTTCTTTTGTTCTAAATGAGTTGAATATGATTTTAAATCAACATTATAAATAATACCATCTGAATTTAATTTATCAATCATTTCTGGTAATTCAAGGGATTTATATTCTTTTTTTTCTTTATGTGTTAAAGGAACTTTATCTTTATTAGGATTTAATTTCATAGCAGACATAAGTATATCATTTTTATCAATTTCTTTTAGTTTTTTAGTAGATACGGGTATGGGCATACGACCACCTTCATTATTAGTACATCTTTTAGAATATTCAATTTTTTTATTTGGTTTATATAAATCTTTATCAGCATTTTTAAGACTATTTAAATAACTAAATGAATCTTTACCTTGATTAATTTTGAAATTTTCTTTTTCAGAACTAGTTGATTTAGATGAAGAACCTCCCCCACTACTTGATGATTTATCTGGGATAGCATCAATATCTATTGAACTACTATCAGAACTAGACGAACTAGATGGTATATCAGCATCAGGTGCTATATCAGTATTATCAGGAAAATCTTGAAGTTGTAAATTATCTTGAAAATCTTGTAATTCTTTGCTGGTATTAACTTTCATAAATAATGATTTTAATGAACTATTTAATTTATCAGAAACAAATAATGAATACAATTTCATAAAAATTTTAATAAAGAGAATAATTCTATTTAATTCTGGTAAACTCTGAACATTAAATATTTGAAATCTAATATATTCGTCTAAATATTTATTAATAATTATTTCGGAGCCAGTTTCTTTTGTTTGAATAGAGAACTTTTTATTATCTGTTGCATCAACTGAACGATGTGCTTTCCATTTTTTATATTCTCTGGTGGCATCGTCAATGGATAGACTAGTTCTTTCATGAATTAGTTCAATAAATTCGGCAGGTTCAAGTTGTGCTTGGGGATCGTATAATACATTTATAATTGACTGAATAACATCCATATTTTCATAATTATTAACTCTTTTATAATGAACTAATATATCATCATTATCTAAATGTAAATCCATTTTTTCTTTCATAATTCTGAAATGAGTATAAAAATTTCCTAGAAATATTAAAATATTTTTCTTTAAATACTTTGATACTCCTTTATTATTAGAGAATTCGCTCATTGAGAAAGAAATATTACAATTCATAAATTGCATAACAGGAACATATAAATTAGGTTTGGGATTAATTAAATAATTAATATTAGGAATTATAATTTTAGTAGAAATTCTATATTTATTAATTCTATTAATTAATTCATTAGCTTTATCAATAATTTTATTTATAATACTATCATCAATATCAGTTTCATAATAATTATTAATAACTAGATCAATGTTACCTTCTTTGAATAATATAAATGAATAATATAAATTAAAATCAGATAAATATGATTTAATTATAATACAATTTTTTGGTTGTTCAAATGTTGGGATATATCCTAAATTTAAAGGAATATTTATATTATCTTTATAATCTTTAATTAGTCTATTACAAATATCTTTATCTAAAATCTTAGATTCGTCTGATAATTTTAATTTAAGTTCTGGTTTATAAATTTTAAAATAAGTTTGGTCGTATTCTCCTAATATTAATTTTGTAATTAAGTTTTCAGAACTTAATGGAAAATCTGAGAATAATTTAATTATATTAATATAATTTTCTTCTTTTGGTATAAAATTTAATTTAATTAATTTTAAATTAAAATTAATTTCATTTAATATATTTTTTTCATTATCATTTAATATTTTAATAAGTTTATTATTATTTGTAATAAGTTCTTTTATTTTATTAAAATTAGATTTTCTTAAATCCGAATTTTCTTTCGAATCATATTCTGTTAAATATAATTTTTGTATATTAGGGAAATATTTATATATAACCTGATAAATAAAACTATCATCCATATCTTTTTTATAAAGTTTTGAATATTCAGTTAATAATTCTTTTAAACTGAAATAATATATATCTTTTACGGGAAAATTATTTTCAAATAATTCGTGTAAAACATTATTAATTAATACATTTTTCCTGTTTCCGATAGAATCTATAAAATTATCATCGGAAAAATCTCGGATATCTAATTTTTTTTTATTTATTATTTTTTCTATAAGAATTGATGGATCTGAATAATTAAATCCTATTGGTCTATAATCACTAGTACACGCAAATATTTCATTAGCAGAAACATTATAGAAATGTACACATATTTTATTTAATATAGTTAGGTTTGTATCATCTGGATAAATACCTGATATCGTGTCGTTATCACCAGATATTATATTTATAAAATTATATGTAGTATTTTCTTTATTTAAATTATATAAAACTTTCATATATAATTATGTATATTATATATTTTATTTAAATTAAAAAAGTATGACTAAAAAAAAACTATCAAAAGTATTCGCGGATATATTTTATATTTTTGTATACTTGACCTATCACTTAAATATCCGTATGATAATGTTACGCGAAAAAAAACCGTGAATTATAAATTTGATTTTAAGATTCTGTTATTTTTAAATAATTATCAATAATACCGATCATACAATCAAACGATCATAACAATCATAACAATCAAACGATCATAACAATCAAACGATCATAACAATCAAACGATCATGCAATCAAACGACCATAACAAGCGGTCTCTCTTTGAAAACGTTAAGGAAACGTGTCAATTGGCATTTCTGACGAGGATGATATATTTCATCTTGGACGGATTTCTCTATTTGACGAAAATATCAATGACGAATTTAATCTTCAATGTGAATTACAACAGCACCTACGGACTGGATTTTGATTCAACTTGTTCATCTGCTGGATATGTGTCGTCGTTGAGGGACCATATCCGCATATTTGTGTGGTTCATTCTATTTATCATATGTTTATATTTCTCTATAAAAAACCGCACCCTGCACATACCATCATTGTTCATACTGTTGTTCTCAATCACATTCAAAGTAACATCTGGACCTTTGTTCTTTGATCCTACTGGCAAGAATTGTTCTTTGATATTGAACAAAGCCACCAATACAAATATATTTGTTAATATTTTAGCCCTAATATCATCTTTAATGACAGTGTCTTTCTTTGTATAATTCTCTAATAAACTACGCAATACCATTACCTTCGTTTAAGTTTTTTTTTACCAGTAGATTTTTTATATGTTTTTTTCTTCCTACTTATATGTTTCGTTTTCTTTTTTTTCCGTTTTGATCCTGATGATGCGAATTTACTTTTAACCATTTCGTGAATAGGTTTATCAAAAAATCCCATAACTGATGCGAAATTTTCTTCATCAGCGGTTGCCAAGACATTTCTCAACGCAGTTCCAGACATTTCACCAATCCCTGGAATTTGTATATCAACATGCGGTGCGGTTACAAGATATCCATGTTTTGTATAAGGAACTAGTTTACCTTCATTTCCATCGTAATACTGGTAATATGATGGTTCCCCATTTTTTTTAAAGCCCGGTTTGAATCTAGGCTTGGGACCAGACATATCTTTGTGACCTACCGCGTAAATAACAGCAGTCGTTACCGGATCATAGTTTGTAAGTACCTCTTTTGCCAAATAAGGATTGCTTACTTCAACGACTTCCTGTATTCCGTGAGCGTTAATAATTCTTTTTTTTTCTTTAAAATTTAATGGAGATTTAGGTAATTCTACTTTGTTTGAGGTGACCATGAAAGTATGTCCTCCTATGGCATCGAAACGCGCTTTTAATAGATTAAATGTAGTAGCGTGATGCATGCCACATGGTTGAAATCTCCCAGGATAACATACTACCAATTGACTAATTTGTGGTTGTGTCGCAGCCATTATATAATATATTATATATTATATAAAAAAGTATTAATTTATTAAAATTAATATATTATATAATATATAATATATTATGTTAAAAAATATTGTAGTGATTTTTTTTGTAATTAACGCACTATTCTGGGGATTAGCGCCACATAAATCGCACTGTAATTTGGCATCATTATTTGGTGTGACAAATTGTCCACAACACTATGTTCATTTATTAATGGGATTAGTTTCATTTATTATAGCAATATATATTCAACAAAGGGAATATATTAATAATTTAGTATAATTAATTATATTAATGTATTTTTAAAAGTAATTACATGTCTTGCTAAATGATTTCTTTCTTCTACCGTTGGTGATGGATTTTTTATAAAATTAGATATTAAAAATTTTAAATTATCAGGTATTTCTTTATTAAAATACAATTCATACCTTATACGTAACTCAGACATTTCATGCATAAATGGTGAATTCCTATACTGTTCTTTGTATTTTGAAACAATATCAGAAACAGCTTTAATATGTTTACCCATAAAATCAAAATCTGATTTGGAAGGAGGGATATGTATCTCAAAAATATTCTTACAATTATTTTTTAATAACTCATTATATGCATCAAATCTTTCAGACCAATTATTGTATTTATCATGTGTTGTATCTTTAATCCACCCTCTTTCTTTAAAGTAATTTATATTTCTATCATATTTATCCATAATAAATTTAAATGTTTTCATTTGATAATTTGATATGTCAATTTGATTATTAATTATACTCATACCCTGTGATAATATATTTATAAGTGATTTTAGAATAGTATTTTTATGTGATTCAATATCATTAATTTCAATATTATCTACTAATATTTGTAAATGGGGATTAACTGATAATATATCAACAAGTGTATCATGTACATTATTGAAGGTTTCTTTTGACCAATTCCCTACATATTGATTATTACCAAATTTATATATATTTTCTTTTGTATTTTCTTGTCCTGAATGTGTAATCTTATGTAATATTCTTTTATTATACCCGCGTAATTTATCCCTGATTTTGGAAGACAAACCTATTAATTCTAATTGTGATAGATTTTCGATTTTATTTTCATAATTATTATTTTTAATATCAAAAACTAAATAATATAATTCATATTTTAAAATAATTTCACATATCATTGACCTAACATTTAAGAAAGAAATTTCAGACCATTCACCTTTTTCAATATATATAAGATTACTATTAGGATAATTCATTTCTTTATCTTCAATAACATTTAATATAATGTATTTACTGGCTTCATCAATATCGCCTTCATTGTATATCTTTTTTAAGATTTCAATTAGTTTATCTTTTGGTAGATTTTCAATTTCCATATTATATTAAGATAATAATATTATCTTATCAAATTTAAAATAAAAAAATAAGATTATCGACCCGTTCCCAAAGCTATTGTAAATATTATCAAAGAAAATTTTAAAATTTAATACAGCACCCAAAATGTTCTTCGTAATCATGTTTAAACTCAGGATTATCACGGAATATATTATTCCAATAATCTAATATTGCGTTTACTAATAATCTTTTATTTTTATAATTATCAGGATTTATATTATATTTAATAGCCATACTATTTAATAAAAATCTTTTATATCTAATTTGTTTGCATGAATTTTCCCATCTTAGCCATAAATAATCATCGGATAATTCATCATCATCATCATCATATAAATTACTCTGAATATTATCCATTTATATTATTACGTTTTATTTTTTTAAATTATTTAAAAATATACGGTGTTGATGATATAGTCATTCCACAGTATTTTACAGGATGTTTTGCATAATCTACTGGTTTATATAATCCAATTTGTCCAGCAGATTCTAATATGACCTTCATCCATTCCCAGAATTCTGGCGGCTGAATGTACCATGAAGATTTTTTGGATTTGGTTTGTAGAGAAAGTTTAAATATGTTTATGTTTAATAATTAAATATATTATATCTTTTAATTATAATGAGAGTTGGTATTTTTTCTCAACATAGTGAATCATGGTTTGAGAATGGATGTAATCAGCAAAGTTTATTTGTATATGAAACATTAAATAATATTTCTAATATAGATTGTTCCATAATAACTATGAAATCGGATAAACTGGATAATATAAAAACAGTGTGTCTTGATGAAAATGTGAATAATATTTTAAATTTTGAAGTTATTATTTGTATATCTTTTTCAATTCATCAAGAAAATATATTAAAAGACATAAAAAAAACAGGAATAAAAATTATACATTATAATTGTGGTAATTGGTATTATATTTATCAAGAAGATTTGCTCTTTAATGTCCATAATAAAATTAAAGATGTATCTCACTACAAATTTTATGACGAATATTGGAGTATACCCAACTATTCAAAAGATAAATATTTTTATGAAACAATTTATAATTTGGATTTCAAAACTGCGCCATATGTTTGGAATGAAACAATAATAAATAAATATAAAAATATTAATTATGAAATAAATAAGGCAACATCTGAAACAAAATATATACTTATTGCTGAACCAAATGTTCAAATAACTAAAACATGTTTAACTCCATTACTAATATGTGAAAGATTATATAAAAATAATTTATTCAAAAATATTAAAGTGTTTGTCTTGTCGCGACCTAAAAATGATTCATTTAAAACTTTTTTAGGAATGTTAAATATATATAAAGAAGGTCTTGTTGAAACATATGATAGATTAGTCTTTTTTGATATTATTAAACAATTAAAAGAAAAATATATAGATTTTTATATTTTATCACATCATCAAGATAATCCATTAAATTTCTTACATTTAGAAACACTTCATTTAGGATATCCATTAATACATAACTGTGATTGTTATAAAAATGCTGGATATTTTTATAATGATATTAATGAAGGTTCAAATCAATTATTAACAGCAATAAATAATCATAAAAATATAATAAAAGAATATAAAGAAGAATCTAAAAAAACAATATTTAAATATTCACCAAATAATCCTGTAAATATTAACAATTACAAAATTTTATTAGATAATATAATTAATAAAGATAATATATTTTCTTTTGTAAATAATGTAATTGTGTGTCCAACACATGGTTTTGGTAATCGAATAAGATTTATAAATACAGTTTATCAAATATGTAAATATTTTAATAAAAAACTTTATATTTTATGGAAAGAAGAAGATAATTGTAATGTAAAATTAGAAGACATTATTATTGATATACCAGGAGTAGAAATATTAAAAACAGATATCAATTCACTTGATTATTTGTATTTAGGTTTTAAACATATAAAAGAAATAATAAATAATATACCTAATAAAAAATATGATTATCTATTATTAAGTGGTGGTCATGAGTTTAAATTAGATAATATAAATATAAATGATTTCATTAAAGAAAAGAATATCTTTTATAAAAATATACGTTGGTCTGATAAAGTATTAAAATTAGTGAATTATTATAAAAATAAATATAATTTAGATAAATATGTTGCTGTACACTATAGAGGATATTCTTATAAATATGATAACTTAGATATAGATGAAAATAGTGAAAAAGATTTTGAAATAATTAATAAAATAGATAAATATAATAGTTTAATAAATAAAATTAAATCTGAATATAAAGTTATTTTAATATCAAATGTAATAAATAAAAGATTAAATAATGATAAACTAATAAATTTATCAAATAAAACTATGAATCGTGATTCATCAGAAGATATGATAAATAGTATAGCTGAGTTTATATTATTATCTAATAGTAGTTTAATAATAGGATCATATACATCATCTTTCTCAGATGAAGCTAGTTTTGTAAATTTAGTACCTAAAATAATGCCATGTGAAATAAATGATATAAATTATCATTGTTATGGAATAACAAGTATAAATAATATATATGGATTAAATAATGATAAACAAATATTTCAAGATATTTTTAATTAAAATATCATAGGTGTGCTATTTATTGTCATTCCACAATATTTTACAGGATATTTGGCATAATCTACTGGTTTATATAATCCAATTTGTCCAGCAGATTCTAATATGACCTTCATCCATTCCCAGAATTCTGGCGGATGACCAATTGTCTTATTACATACGTGCGCTAATTCATGGCATATAGTGAACATTGTAGTATTTTTATCTGAAAAAGAAAAATCTTTATCGGTATGTCGTAAACATATAAATAGTTCTTCTCCCTTATTGACGGAATATGATTTATATTTATGAAATGGATCACATTCAGATAAATTTTCTAGTCGCATATTTTTAAATAACCTTTCAACTCCTTTTTTATATTTATTATCTTTTTCATCATTTATATAATTTTCTTTAAGTTTATTTGATATTTTCATAATATCTTGTTTAAAACCTGCTAATAAATTGGCAGCTTCTTCTGGTTTAGGTAATTTTCTAACTAAATATACATTATCATCTACTGTACTTTTAACTCTTATAACATCTTTATCTAATAAATCCTTATTAAAATATATCATTATTAAGAAAAATATACATAATATTAATATAAATAATAATAAATCGTCCATATATATATATATATTAATATAAATTTGATTTATGTTTTTTAATTTTAAATAATAAACATGGATCTTGAATTTTTAGATGATAAGAATATGAGTTTAATGGACAAAAAAATAATCTAGTAGAATTGAAATTGTATCATAATGGATGTATGCAATATTTAGAAAATAAGATTAAAGAATACGAAAATCAAGTATTTAAAAAATGTAAACATAAATTTGTGACGGAAAGAGAAAGCGGTCAATACGGGGAATTATGGGATACTTGTGCAGTATGTGGGTATTTCAAAAGACATTAAAATATATATATATATATTATATATGAATAATATCAGCAATATGTATATATTTTTTTTAGATTGTATATCAAAAAAGAAATAAATGAATATTAATTATGATAAAAAACTAAATGAATACATCTAATTTAGGTCCACAATGTTTAACAAATACATTAAGTTTATATTTAAATCCTTGTGGTCATACGTGCTGTGATAGTTGCTATGAAAGGTATCAAACGATGCTGAAAGAAAATGTTTCTTATGTAGAAGTCGAATAATGAGTAAATTCCCTTTATATTTTTCGTGAATTATACTATATTATGATAATTTTTTATCAGATATTATTTTGTATCCGACGGAGGCATGGGTAGGAATCCTCCATTATCGAGATCAACTAGTGCACAGTCGTCGCTACGAGCCGGCGACGGCGCATTCAAATCGCGCCCGCAGCTCTCCCAGATTTTAGGTGCGCTTTTTTTGAGCTTTATAAAGTGGCGGGCGGTCATCGACGGAGTACAACAATTATTCGAAAATTGAGCCCACACATCGTCCACATAGCCGCTTTTTGAAACTTCTTGTGGCACGGACAGCGGCATTAGAGTATTAATCCAACGTTTGGTCGCACCCCTCGCGCTACACCAATTTAAATCTGGGCGGGATGTGTTGCTGAAGATCGTGTCTTGGCAAGGACTACTACCCCCCGGTAGATCAATGGTCTGTGGATGACCTTCGACCTCCGCCGCCGTTGTACAGTTCTCGTCACAGTTCTGCCTTGTCCCCCCGATTTCTATACTGTCCAACCATGACTTCGCTCCTTTATTGCAGTCATCCCAGTTGCTACACTTGTGGGCATCTTTGTTTTCGTTCCCCGTCCCTTCAACATTCTTACATCCGCAAACGTCTTTGAGCATATTAGCAATAAGCATTCCTAAAAGTAGAGCAACAACGCATATAACTATTGTTTTCGTATCCATGTTTATACTATGGCATAGATTTTTTTTTTATCCTATTTTTTTTCAATAAATTTCCCATAAAATCTCTTTCAGATGATTTATTATAATAACCTTAAATTAGTAAAAATATAATATATTAATATAAAATTTGATTTATGTTTATTAAGTTTTATTAATAATAAAATATGGATGATTTGTCTTTTATGAATGATAATAACATTTCTGATAAAATGAAAAAAAACAAGTTAGATGATATGAAGCTAGATTATTTAAATAAATTAAATACAATACATATATATTGGAAAGAATTAAATGACAAAATTATAAAAGAATGCAAACACGATTATATTATGGAAAGAGAAAATTGTCAATATGGTGAAAAATGGTATACATGCGAAAAATGTGGTCATATAAGATGATATATTTAAGAATAAATTAGAAGGATTTCGTATTAAAAACAATATATTATCACCCATGATAGAAATATTAATACTTAGTGTATTCGTAATTTCAATAAATTTGATTTATTATTATTATTATGCGTAAATTTAGCTTAAATGGAAGATGAAATCCTTGTTCTTTTGATTGTATTATATATATCATTGATAATAATGTCAATTGTGGGAATATGTTGTTGCTTCGGTGGATACCAGGCATGGCGTAATAAGGATAATAAGGTTGTCCCTGATAAAGAGAACGGGTCTGTAATAACATTATAATTATAATTTGATATTATTATTTTTTTTATAAATAATGAAATTAGGTGAACATTTATTGATTGATATAATTTGTGAGAATTATGATATATTAAATTCATTAGAAAAACTTGAAGAATTATCAGATAAATTAATTAAAATATGTAAATTAACAAAAGTATCTGAATTAAAACATAAGTTTGAACCGCAAGGTATTACACAATATTTTGTGATAAATAAAAGTAGTATAAAAATGATTGAAAGAACAATATCAAAACTATAAATTTGAAATTTAATATAAATTTTTTTTTAATATTAATCATGAAGATCATTTCCTGGAACGTGAACGGAATCCGAAGTAATATCGTATCAGATGGAAAACTATCTACTTCTGGTGTATCTGTCTTAGACGAATGCAACATGAAGACATTGATTGAGAAACATGACCCAGATATAATTTGCATCCAAGAAACGAAGTGTCCTATTAAATTAGGTGAAAAGATATGTCCGGGTTGTAAGATTTATCCATATAAATATTGGAATGAATCAAAAGGATCAGACCATAGAGGTACAGGATATTCTGGTACAAGTATTTGGTCCAAGGTGAAACCATTATCTGTTTCTTATGAATATAAAGGATTAGTTAATTTAGAAGGGAGATTTATGTATGCTGAATTCAATGATTTTTCTTTGATAAATATGTATGTTCCTAATTCTGGAACTAACTTCGAATACCGTACCCAGACATGGGACAAGAATATTAAAGAAATTATGGATTGTCATATGGATAAACCGCTGGTCATGACTGGTGATTTTAATGTTGTATCAGAAGCGTCTGATATATGGAATACAACTACACTTGATAAGGCCAGATCACCAGGAGCATTTAAAGAAGAGAGAGATATGTTCAAAGCATTTCTTGAAAATTATACAGATTTATACAGATATATGAACCCTGATAAATCTGAGTGGACCTGGTGGAATATGCGTTCAAGATCAAGGGATACTAATAAAGGTTGGAGAATAGATTATTTCCTTTTACAAGATAAATATTTAGATATGGTGAAATCCTGTCAAATAGATGGGAGTATTATGGGATCGGATCATTGTCCCATTGTATTGGAAATATAAATAAATATATTAATTAACGACTTATTAATATTTAAATATTTTTTTATTAAATTAAATATATATATGTTTAGAAATATAATAAGTAAATTGTATCATACAAAAGTAATAGATCATTATGAAAATCCACGGAATGTTGGGTCATTTAATAAATTAGATACAGATGTTGGTATAGGATTAGTTGGGACACCTGCTTGTGGAGATGTCATGAAATTATCTATTAAGATAAAAGATAATATAATTATAGATAGTAAATTTAAAACATTTGGTTGCGGATCAGCAATAGCATCATCGTCTTATTTAACAGAAAAAATTAAAAATATGCATGTAGATGATGCTTATAAAATTAGTAATAAAGAAATATCAGCGGAATTAAAATTACCACCAGTTAAATTACATTGTTCTATGTTAGCGAAGGATACTGTTCAATCCGCAATTGAAAATTATATAAATAAAAATTATGATAAAATTTGATTTTATATTTATATATTATTTATTTATAAATAAATATGGGACGTCCATTCAAAATAAAGACGCGCGCTAATGTCGCAGCAACTAAGGAACCAGTGGTTGACATGTGTCCTATGAAATCCCCATATGTTAAAGACAAACCAACCAAGGTATCCTCTATATTCTTTAATTTTAATGATCAATGGGAATCGAATGAATCACCTTTGATCATTAGCGAACCATCTACTTTATGGAATGAAGCCGTATCCGTGGATTGTCCAATTAAATCTCATATTGATGAACCTGTAAAACTGTATAGTTCCCTGATTATAGATTCGACGGGTAATAGTTCCTACACAATGAGTGTATCAGCATCATCTCTGATATTTACGAGAGATTAATTAATTAATTAATTAATAATTATAATATTTTTTTATAATATAATATATACATATATAAATGGCACGTTCAGATTCGGATGAAGATTTTGAATCACTTAAGAGAATTGAAAAAATTGCTAACAAACACTTCAAGGCGGACACCTGGGTATTAGATGGAAATTCAACTTCTGATGAGGATTGGATACAGTCCGCGCCTCAAAGTCATATAAGTGCTTTGAAGCGTGAATATAATAGTTTGAAGAGCGATTGGAAAAGTAAACAACCCCCAAGCTGGCATATACAAAAATTAGTAGTTAAGGACGGGCCCGCCGCCAGAAAAGAAATAGAAAGATTAATAACTGAATTCGACGTAGATCTAAATACAGTATATGAATTATATAGTTGGGGAGAATTCAAGGGTAAACCTGAACGCCCTCTTCTTTTTTGTGTGAACAGTATACCCATGCTACATTTATTAGTTAAACATGGGATAGATATAAATAAGCGAGGGATGGACGCGTCTCTGCACTTATTACACCACACTAAAAGTTCAGTAATTACAAAATATTTATTAAGTAATGGTGTAGATCCAAATATACGAGACGATCTTGGGCGGACACCTCTACAACTATCTTTTAGCGAATTTGGTCAATACGAAAAAGGTAACAACAGCAGAGTAGGTTTATTAATTAGAGCAGGTGCCGACATAAATGCCCAGGATAAGAGGGGTAAAGGTGTTATTCATGAAATATACCGGCTGATATGGACATCAGGTGCTGGTCCCATAGTAATCGAGGCTGGTGCTCAAGTAAATTTACAAGACATAGATGGATCTACGTGTTTGCACCTGTTTGAAGCAGTATTAGAAAATGATATAAAAACATATCATGCCCCACGGTATCGAGGTCCTGGCCTGGCTGCTGTAATAAAAGATCAATATAAAAATATGGAAAAAGTATTTTATAATCTCTTTAAACACGGATCTAATCCGTTTATAAAAAACAAAAAAGGATACGCCGTCATAGATAATCTACATGTAGCAGAAATTTACTCGAAGTATATCGCGAACCTATTAAATTCAGAACAAAAACTAGCAATAGCTAAGCTATTAATCGTTAATAAAGAAGATGAACTGCCCTTGGAGGTGATAGAACTAATAGGGAAAATACTAGAAGAGGTGCATGTAAAAAATCTGACCACCCCTGAATATTTGAATTCATCCAGAAAAACCTTTAAAAAAATGCTAAGAGAAATCCTCGTACCTAAGATAAGAGAATCTTACCCAGATTTTGACACTGACGATATGGTCGCAAGATATAATGAACTAATAGATGATCCTAAGACTTCTCCACAACAGAAAAAATCGTTCACGAAGCAATTAGAAAAACGACTCAATAGATTAAAAAGAATGAACTCCTCAAAAAGTTTGAAATCACAAGATAGCCGTAAATCGAGATCAGTGAAAAGTGGTTCTGTCCCAAATAAATCACAAAGAAAATCTCGTTCATTAAATTCTGGGGAAGAATTACAGGAAGCAATTAAAATGTCATTGGGTCAAAAAAAGAAAAAATCCAAAAAAAAGAAAATAAAAACGAAAAAAATCCGTAAATAAAAGTATAGGAAATGATTAGCATATGTAAAGAAAGAAGACGTAACTTATGCACAAAATTTGATAAATTATATTAATATTTTTTTCATATAAATAAACTATGGAACCACTAAAAAGTACACTAAACTTCTTTGATGATTTCAAAAAAAGGTATGGGAATATAAATATACCTGTCCCCGTACCAAAAGTTTATACAAAAGAACAAATAACCCGTATGAATGATTGTGATCCATTATGGAATAATTGTATTAGGATAACTAGAGATTCTGAATTATATACTTTGCGAGGAACAGATAATGTAAATAGTAGGATGGAGAAAATATATGATGCTATTCCTAAATAAAACAAAAACGATATTATTTTTTTGAAACTAAATTTGAAAATGGTTTTACTGTAACTTTAATATAATAAGTTTAATTATGTCTACAATTAACAGCATCGAACAACGAAACAATATCAGCATTGCCATCCTAGGTAAAGTAAGTTGTGGTAAATCAACGCTACTTAATAGTATTTATGTAAATAAATATGCCGATATGAAAATGAAACGTACAACTATGTTACCATTTGTATACAAAGAGACTAATAAAGATATAATGGCCAATCCAACGTCAACTGATATTTATAATGAAAATATTACGTTGAATGACAACATTTATTCTGGTACAACTGTTCTAACTAATGAAAATTGTAAAGAAATTTCTAATCTGGTACCAGGTATCGAAAACTTTCTTGATTTACCTGAAAATGTATTCCTAGATATTTATGATATTCCAGGATTGGATGATGGACAGACTCAAGAAATATATTTTAATTGGGGCAAAGAAAATTTCTATAAGTTTGATATTATCATTCATGTTGTAGATATTCAGTCGGGTCTTAACACAGCTGGTGAAGTTAAAATATTAGACTTTATTACTGACTGTATTAAAATAGAAAAAGAAAAGAATGGTAGGAATGTTCCTATGTTTACTTTGATCAACAAATGTGATGATATGAATTACAATGCTGATTCTGATTCATTTGAGTTTGTTGATGAGGAACTCGAAGAAATGTACCAACAAATCGTAAAAACAACTGAAACAAATCTAGTTGGTAAAAATATGTCAGATACAGATCATCCATTTATCCCTTTCTCAGCAATTGATACATATATTTATAGAATGCTAGAGAATGACCCCAGTGTAGAACTAGATATGAAATTGCTTAATAAGTTTGGTCAAAATGAATTAGGAAAGACTAAATGGAATAGGGCATCAGAAAAGACTAAAAAGGCATTTATCAAAGACCACTTTGCCGAGTGTGATATAAATGAAACATTAGAAATGACGGGATACAATAAATTCAAAGGAGAAATCACTAAGTATTTGGATCCTAATAATCAATATAGAATTCTAGTTGAACGTCTGAAATATGAATTAAGTCAGGAATCAGTATTAAGTAAGAATATTACAAGGAATATTGATGATATGAAAGAATTAATTAAATTATATAATGATTATTCATCAAAAATCAATGTAATTGATGAGACGTACGGAGAAGGTTTCGCACAACGTCCCACGTCCGTCGGATTTGTTAGCGCTCCGCTGTGCGTCGTCAAAACTAAAAACGCCCGACGACTCGCCCGAATGAAGGTGTCACCTCTAAAAGAAAAAAGATATACTCCGGTCAGGAATAATAAAGATGTAAAATCTAATAAAGGTGTAAAAAATAACAAAGAATTGATATTGAATATCATAATCGGTCATATTGAGAAATGGGTTGAAACTATTTCCGACATATCAAATGAATCGGAAGAATCTATTGAAAGATTAAATGAATATAAAGAAATATTCTCATTGCTTTCTAATAATATTTCAAAAGATAGTTTGACTAGTAAAATTAGCCTGGTGAATACTACTAAATTTACATCAGATAAATGGTTAAAGACTCTGGATAGGGTAGAATGCAATCAATCGCAACTTAATAATGTTAGCACATTAGGATCTCTGTTATCTAATATTAAGAGAGGGTATTCAAGCTTGCAAAACACTTATTATACAAATAAGTTACTAACAGGAGTCAATGCTTATGACAATTTTCCAACAGATGTATATGATAATTTAGATAAATTGAATATGAATGATTATGATAATATGGAAAAAACAATTACAGATGTAAATGAATATATTCTTTCGAATATCAAAACATTTGCGTTCAGTCCTGGTCATTTAATTTATAGCGGATATGGTTGCATAAATCCAAATGTTATCATTCAATATTGTAAAACATTAATAGAAAAATATGATTATCCGAAAGGAGGGTTAAAATCATTCATTCATACTTATATTTTGAATAGATATCATATGCATAAGAACAACCCTCCCCTCCATATGGGTTTTCCGCGTCCCTCTGGTTCTGATAATGAAAATATGTTTTATGCTTACACATATTTACTAGATGCTTGGTTAAGTGAATTATCTTCTACGAAAAATATCAGTAATACATGGAAGAATCTTTATATTATTAATAAAAGTTATTGTAATTACGAATTGAATCCATCATTATATTACTGCAAGGATGATATCTTAGCACTCCCAATCTATCTAAAAGAATTAGAAAATATTAATGATAATGATTCTGATATGTCAGATTATGAAGATGTCAAGGGAATAAACGAATTCATCGATGGTATTCATGAAAGAGATGATGAATAATGTATTTATATAATCTAATATTCCCCTTTAATAATTTTATTAAAAGTTTGCATACCTATTTTAATATTTTTATCAGCATGTAACTTATCAACAATTTTTTGTTTTGATAATTTACCGTTATATTTATTAAAATATTCATTTACATAATGAATATCTTTATCTGAATATTTTTTATTAGATTTTGTCTGTTGTTTATTATCAATAAATGTATAATCTAATATATCACCCTCCGACGACGATTTCCAACCTTTAATATGTAAATTTCCGTAAGTTATCTGAGCATGACAATTTTTACACAAGGGAATCAAATTATGGGCCTTATTCTTATGATGATGAGTAAAATTCTGATTTTCGTCGGCATCTACTTGCTCCATGATATGATGAGTTTCTTCTGCCATGCAATCACACATTGGCATAGAACATTTATCCATAATAACTGTTTTATTGTATACAGATTTCTTATTATTTAATACGTTATTATTTTCACCATTAATTTCCATTTGAACTTGTCTGGCTAACGATAAGAAATCATTTCCCATATTAAGTGCTTGACATACATTCAATCCATATATAGCAGGACCAGAACCTTCTTCTAATTTTCTATCATAAATAATTGTATCATTATCATTAGTAATTTTTAGATGATATGTTTTAAGATTAGATATATTTTTAATAATATCAAGATTATTTAATTGATGAAGATGACTAGTACACATAAATGATACTTGTTTATCACATAATAACTTAATAGATGAAGAAACAATTGATAATGCAGAGGTTGTTTCAGTACCAATGGCCAGTTCATCTGCTAATACAATACTATTTTTATCTGCTGAATATAAGATATCACGTAATTCATTCATTTCTACTACAAAAGAACTATGTCCTGAAAATATATTATCAGTATTAAGGATTCTTGTATATAATTTTTTATAAGGGTAAAATTCAAAACTCAAAGCAGATGTGAACATACCAGCTTGAGCCATAACAATACATAAACCTAATGCTTTCATTAAAGAACTTTTCCCACACGAATTTGTTCCGAACAATAATACACCATCATTACCATTACCTAAACATAAATCATTAGTAATATATTCATGTTTATCATTTATTAATTCTATTATGGGGTGTCGTAATTCTTTAACATTAACATATGATTTTTCAGAATGAATAATATTTGGTTTATAATATCTATTTTTTACTGATAAATGTGCCGCATTTGAATAAAAATCAATTTCCGCGATTAATTTAGAAATTTCTTTTAAAGAAATATTATATTTTTTATATAATTCGTTAATAATTAGTGTGTAATATTTATCATTTAAGAAAGATAATGTTTTATTTAATTTAATAAGATTATTAGATATTACAGCAATTTCGTTGAGGTCAATTTTTACATTACCACTTTTAATAGATTTAAATCCAATAGTTGATGTATCTATTTTAAATATTTCATTACCATCATTATCTCTAACGATGATATTATCACCATTTAAATTTTTAAATCGTTCTTTTAATTTAAGACCTCTATTAGTAGTAGTATAAATATAAAAATTTTCTTTATCAGAATATTCAATTTTAATGGGTAGAACGGTTGCATTTTTTTTCAGATCAATAAATTTAGAAAACCGTTCACATATGAGGTCTAATTTTTTTTTGTTCTCATAAATTTCAGAATCGATATCATCAATTTCATCGTAAAGATTATTTTTGAATAAACTTCTTTCAATTATATTATTATTATTAATACTGTTAAAATTGTCCCATTCAAAAGTGTTATTAATATAATCAATAAATTTATAATAATTTGAAATATGTTCATCATATTTAGATAATTTATCAGATATTTCTGAATTATCTTTTAGTAATTTAAGAGAATTATCTACAAATTTAAATGATATAATATCAGAAAATAAATCATCAGGAATATATGTATTTAATCCCATTTTACGAATAGATTTTTCAATATCAGATATTTTAGAAATAGTATCTCTAATATTAATATAATAATCATCAATAAGGAATAAATCAATTAAATTGTATGAACATTGTATATCATTAGGGTCAATCATAGGATGTGTTAGTCTTTCTCTCAATAGACGTTTTCCTAATGATGTTTTACATTGATTTAATATAGTGATTAAAGAATCATGTTTACCTTTATAATTATTAGAATTAGAAATTATATTTAATTGTCTGATAGAATTATTGGTTAAATTAAGATATGAAATATTTTCTAAATGTTCTGGCGGATCAATATTATTAATAATATTAGATCTATGTTGATAAATATATTCAAGTAATAATACATATGATAATACAGTTTCTGGTTTAGTTTCGCAATAAATATTTTCAATAGCAGAACACATATTTGTAAAATTAAATATTTTTTGTAAAAAATCATTTTGATATGATAGTTTTTCATATTTTTTAACAGATTTAAAGAAATTTATACTTACATTTTCGTGAGGAATATTAAATATTTGAATATAATCGTTTTTACTGATGTCTAGATTTGCATTATGAATAATTACCTCACTTGGAGTGTAAATATTCATAAAATGCGACGCTACGACTTCGTATGAATGATTATTATTTAAATCATCTAATATATGTGTGATGTAATTTTTTCCTGTTGCTAAATCAATTATAGATAAACCACAACCATGTAATGTTTTATTATTATTTTCATAATTTTCTATATAAATACTCATTAAATTATTAGTATCGTTGGTATTATAATCGAGAGCTGTTCCTGCTGAAATAATACTAGTAATTTCTCTAACAATATGCGTTGAAGGTGAATCATCTTTTTGTTCAATAATAACAATATGATATCCAGAATCTAAAAGAATAGGAATATACTTTCCGTCAGCTATCTTAGGCCAACCAATCATATAGTGAGCATTATCACTATCTTTTGATTTCATGGCAATAGAGCAATTAGTAATATTAGATATTTCATTAAGATCCGGACCCTTATTATCAAGAGTACCATATATTTCTGAAAATGATCCTACTTGCATTAATATAATTGCTTTTTCATATTTTTCATTAGCATCTGAATGATGATTTATATATTGATTTAATATCATATTCTTACCCATTTATATAAATATATTATGAATATATTTTTAAATAACTTATGTATAATGTGTTTTGATTGTTTAAAAAAAAAAGATAAAGAAAGATTAATAAATAATTTATATTGGTGCATGCATTGTAGTAAATATTTTAAAACATATAAAGAATTTAAAAAACATATGGATAACCATAATTTAAATATTATATGATTATTATATATATAATGTGTTTTTTTCAAATATTTAGTACATGCAGAAGAAAGAGAAAACCCAATAATTATGAAGTACCATTTCTGAATCCATATTATTGTTCAAAATGTCGCAGATCATTTGCAGATAAAATCAGTTATGATATACATTTAAATAATCATTAAATTTGATATTTAAATATATAAATATATAATTAATATAAAGATGAATACATCCGTAACTAGCTACGGTTATAAGATAAAAAAAACATATTTAAATTCTATACAAATTCAAAAAATTAAAAAAGATTTATTGATTATACCTTTCGTATACGATCCCGTAAAAAATCAACAGAATAAAGATAAGAAATTTAATATATTATGTGAATCACCAAAAGCATTTTATATTCCCAGATTTTATGGAATAGATAATTTTGGATTACCAGATTGTAATAAATTACCAGGTGGTGATGATATTAATATTAATTTTAATGGTGACCTTAGAGAAATTCAAAAACCTATTGCTGATTCATATATAAAAGTTGCGAAGGAAAGAGGAGGGGGACTCATATCCCTCAAATGTGGTGGAGGAAAAACAGTATTGGCATTAAATATTGCTTGTCAATTAAAAAAGAAAACAATAGTAGTCGTCCATAAGAGCTTCCTCATGACGCAATGGGCAGAAAGAATACGACAATTTATACCAGATGCTAGTATAGGATATATCCAGGGGAAAACAATAGATGTCGAAGATAAAGATATAGTCCTTGCCATGTTACAATCATTATCACAAAAAGAATATGATGAAAATTTATTTAAACCTTATGGATTTTCTATCTGGGACGAATGTCATCATTTAAGTGCGGAAGTATTTTCGAAAGCCATGAGAAAGATATCACCTAAATATATATTAGGATTATCAGCTACAATTAAAAGACAAGATAATACTCATCATGTATTTAAAATGTATTTAGGTGATACAGTATATGAATCTCCACCCGAAGAAATTAATGAACACATTACAGAAACCAGAATAATAAACTTTGATTGTGATGATAATGAATATTGTAAGATACAAACTATATATAATGGAACTATATGTAGACCTAAGATGGTGAATCAGATATGCGAATATAAACCACGAACAAATATGGTTCTTGATTATTTATATAAATATTATGATGAAGGAAGAACTGTATTAATATTATCTGAAAGAAGAAATCATTTAATAGATATGATGAACGAAATTAATGGATATTATAAATCGGAAGTGTCGGGGTTATATATAGGGGGAATTCATCCAGAAGTATTAGAACAAACATCAAAATTAAGATGTATTTTAGGTTCATATCAGATGTTTTCTGAGGGAGCAGATATACCAAGTTTAGACACGGTAATTTTAGCATCACCAGTGAGTTCAGTAGAACAGAGCATAGGAAGGATTTTCAGAAAATATGGGAAATTCCATAAGTTAATATGTGATATAGTTGATTTAAATATACCATGTTTTGAAAAACAATCTAAAAAAAGGAGTGCTTTATATAAAAAAAAGAAATTTCATTTATATGAAAATGATAATACTGAAAAAACAGATTATAAATCAAGGAAAACTAAAAAAGAAAAACCAGTATATCAACAAGCATGTTTATTTTGATTAATAATCATCTCCGGCAAATACCTTGGGTTTTCTATCAATATATATTTTCTTTTCAACTGTTACTTTTTTTTCTATAATTTTAGGTTTAATATTTAATATTTGCGCAATTTCGTTTAGTTGTGTATCATTTAATACATCTTTTTTTTGTAATAATGTTTTAATCATGCAATAAATATAAAGCGGGAAATTATTAGAATCTTGCATTAAATTTAGGATTTTCCCTATATAAAAATTTTCATTCTTAGGTGTATTTAATTCATCATCCGGATCTTCGCCTCCAAATAAAGAAATTATATTATCCATATCAGCCATTTTTTATATTTCTAATATATATATATATATAATGAAATTAGATTTAAGTAATATAATAGATTCAAAAATATTATTAATAGTTATATCTTTAACATTATTATTTAAATATGTAGTAGATAATGAATTAGAAAAAAATATAGTTATAAAAATATAAAATATAAAAATATAATTATATATATAGATGGAAGAATATTTAAAATATATAATGTCTGTAATATCCGGATATTTAATTGCAAATTATTTATATAAAAATATATCAGATGATTTAATAATAATTAGTTTAAATAATTAATAAATTATAAAAATAACTATATAAAATGGATAATAGGACTTCAATTGAAGAATTAATGAGACAAGGGACAAATACAGTATCACAGGATGATTCAATGGTTGATTCAATATTAGAAGAAATTCAAAACAATAAACAACATCAACAAATGAATTCTGATCAGGAAAAACAACAACAAATTCAGGAGCAAAAAATGAGAGAACAGAAAATGATGGAACATAAAATGATGGAACAGAAAATGATGGAACAGAAAATGATAGAACACAATATGATGGAGCAGCAACGGATCATGGAACAGAGAGAATCTATGACGCGAAATCAAGATTTCGAAAAACCTAATGATAGCTTATCAACTGATATCCCTCTATTAAAAGAATTTACTCCTACATTTATATTTTTAACAATATTTATATTATTAAATATAACACAGATAAATGGATTTATATGTAATAGTTTATCAATAGATAATAATAATATATTTATTTTACTCAAAGCTTTTATGGGTTCAATATTATTTTTTGGTTTAAATAAAATGGTAAATATATATGTTTAAATATAATTTAATGTATAATCACCATTACTAAATTTCAATAAATTATAACAAATTTTATACACGTCGATAATTGTCGTTGTCTCGCTGCGGTTTGTCGCTTGAACTGTTATTTTCCTATTATTAGATATTGCGATAGAACCACTTGGTTGCGTGTAATTATTCGGATATAAACAAATATTAATAAGCCCTATGCTATTAATTAACCCGGTGTTGGCGGCACTGACATCTCTACCTGATCCTTTGTAATGTTCATATACATTAAGGTTAGTTAATTGTTTGACGTTAATATTTTCATATAAATTTTCGTTATCAATTAATATATTGAATATTGTTTCTTCATCCATTTCTACGAAGTGGTGCGGGTGTGTTTTTGTGTCGTACGCGATAAACAACAACTGTTTTAAAACAATATTGGATTGATTAATTACTAACGTTGCGGGATACGATCTGATCGGTAAAGGTGCTGAGTGTATTTGTTCTATTATATATTCATGGTCATTTAATATAAATCTACTTTTTTCAGATAGATCTAAATTAATATATTCAACTATACATTTTGTGGTTCGATTTTGATCCGACAAAGGCAGAGAGCAGCATTGCGCGTCGGCAAAATTGTAATTCAAAAATATTTCTTTATTTCTTAAACATAATAAAGGTATAGATAATCCATAATCTTTCATAAATGAAAAATCTGGTATGGTGAAAAATTCAGCTGTACATGTACCGCCGCCCGCGGGAAACGCGAAACCTTTGATACCACCTGATAATGTGGTATTATTATATTTATTTCCATTGACGCATTGAATTTGGTTTTTTTTTATCGTCAGCTCAGGGCATGAATATGAACCTGAGGTATTATATAATACTATATCATTATTTAATTGGGATTTTGCTTCCAAATAATCACTAGTATTTTGAAAAATTTTGTCATTATTTCCAAAAGTCATGCTAATATCCGTGAAACAAATGGTTCCTAAATTTGGAAATATTTCATAGTCTTTGTTCGACGCTGGAAATTTAATTATATTTTCTAAATATACTTTACTTAATAAATCACCTGCAAAATTACTAATTCTAAATTTATGGTTTTTCTCACCACCTGGTGTGCTTGAAATTAATTTAGTAAATTTACTAAAATTAGTATATCTACGGTATACTGATTTAAAAAAAGTTATATCAGGGTTACCTATAAAATATGTTGTTTCAAAATTATTAGGTTTTTGTAAGAATATTACCTGTTGAAGGTTTGCCATATATATATGCCATATAAAAAATAAAATAATAATGAACAAATTTAAGTATAATCATATAATAATGATACATTTCCATCATTTATTTTTAAAATACTATAATAAGTTATATATATATTAGATTGTAAATCCGAAGGTACTGTGTCTAATTTTAAAAATGATAAGTCAATTTTACCAGATGAAGTATTTATAGTTCCAGATGGCGCAGATGATTTATGATGCAAACAAAATGGTATATAAGCTATATTATTCTTAATAATAGTGGATGAAGCCGACCGTTCCGCATTAAATCCATCAAATGATTCATTTATTTTTATTTTTGAGAAATAATCATGGTTCCCATTAGATGAATCCTGAGAGAAGTTTAACATGCTTATGCCCGCCATTAATATATCATATCTATATGAAGTATACAGATCGTCTTTGTTTTCAATAAATATTTCTTTAATACTTCTGTTAGGTAAAGATTCAGATAAATCAAAGATATAATTGGTTTTATTAATATTTTGAAAATATACTTTATCCATTAAATATTCATTATTAGTTGTTCTGAACCTTTGTTGTTCTTCATTACTTAAATATGCTACTTTTAATAATAAATTAATTTTGGGTAGTGTACCGGAACTGGTATCCTTATAATTAATAGTAATATTTAAATCTTGTCCATTCTTATTATTTATTAAAAATAATGGTAATGCTCTTCCTATATCTTTCGTAAATGAAAAAGGTAAAGGTATAGTAGCAGATATTTTGGTAATATTATTTAAATTGAAAGATCCAGATTCCGCGCTTGCATTATTAAAACAACCCCCACACAAAGACATTTTCTGAAATAAATCGCCACCATTGCAAACTAAATTTCCCCCCACATTTTCATAAAATATATTATGTTTTTTTAAATATTTTAATTTGAAATACATTTTTAAATAATTACTATTAAGCGTCTCGATTTGAAGATTACCTTGGAGTGCTAACTTTATACTATTTATTTTGGTTAAAGGGTGGTCGCTCTCGGCTACTGCAAGACCGTCAGTATTTGATTCTTCATATAATAATGATATTTTTAATAATAAATCACCATATGCTTTCCCTACTATATTTATTGTATTGGATTTTCCTATATTATGTACAAATCTATCCGCTAAAATAAAATTTGTATATTTTCTATATATTGATTTAAAGAAGCTGATTTGAGGATTTAAATAAAATACGCAATCCTCATTTGAATAAATAACATTAATAGATCCAGACACCATATATATATATATATATATATATATACATATTTATAATACATAAGTTAAACCGGCTTGACCATTCACAAACCGTAGAATGTTATAATTAATTGCGTATACGTTAACACCTTTTAAATTTGTCGACCCGGCTTGATTTCGTAAAATTTGTATTGTCTCTATGTTTGAGAAATTACAAGTTCCAGATGGTTCAATATTTGCCGGATTCAAAGCAAAAGAATAAACAGCTATTGAATCCGGAACAGATATACAACCACCTTTATGGTATTTTTCTATATTTTCTCTCGTAAAATATTGTAATGATTTCCAATTAATTCTGTCATTACCATTAAATAGAATTTTATATTGACAATAATTTAATACATCTGGTGTACTTGGACCCAACAAGCCGTGAACATATTTACCTGAAATACCGTTTGATACAAAAGGGCGAGAATCTTTTGATTTTGTTCCTGGTGTAAAGTTACCGAAACCTGTTGAGTTAATCCCCGCACCCCCGCCATATAATATATTAGTATTACCCGTGACGTACCTCACCCCAGATATGTGGGCGAGTGTGCCATTGTTCAGCGCCTTCACGTTGTCTGAGCTAGTGTCGCTAGCGTTAAGTGATGTGATTTGGCCCGCTAGAAAGGGGGTACCAGTCCATATTAATTCTTTCACTGGGTGATGAAATGATGATATGTCTAACATAGATGGTGATTCGCTACCAGTGGAGGCGGGAAAATTTTGATATTGCAGCTGTTCTATAAGGTATTCATGTGAAGTATTTTTAAATCGTTTCCTTTCCATATCATCTAAATAAATATACGTAGCGTTCACATCCATATTAAAACTAAATTTCTGTCCTGAGACAAAAGGTTTAACGACACCTGTACTGTACACATTATTCACATCATTCGGACCACAAGATGCACTATCGTATGATATTAAACTCGCGCTTTCGTAAGGTCCTGACTGGTCGTCTGTCCATTTAGCTGCTGGGATGCTAGCGAATTGAATATACATTTCAACATCGACTCCATTAGACAAAGCTATTAATGGTATGGCCTGTGATGGTGATCGACAGTACCAAAATTTTAACGGTAATATACAGTCACCTATAATATCACCCGGCACAAACTTTTCGCGCACATAGGTGGCGGACGCGGACAAACTGGCGGATTGTAATTTTTGGTTTGTAGTTTGAGTAAAATACGTCCCTGTATATTTTCTTAGCGGACCGGCGTACTTCGTATCTGACGTATAATTTGGAGTGCAATACGTTCCACCAGATTTAGATAGTCTTTGAAATTGAGTTGGAGGATATGATAATCCAGAAGACATAATGTTCGTAGGTTTAGCTAAATTCACGTCAATGTAACTACTGTTGGATGCTGAAAAAATATTTGCCTGCCAACTAGCTACTACGGCTTGATCTGCTATTTGACCTAAGTGATATAAAGATGAATCTTCTATCCTTGCAATATTCGTTATAGTATTATTTGGATTTTCTTGATTCAATTCATACCATGTTTCTAAGTAGTGTCCATATGTTATATCTATTTCACGTGATCCGATTGAAAAAATTATATTATCTATGACAGCTGTTGATATATTTGCTATACCATTTCCACAATAAACATGATTACCTCTCAAAATTAAATCAGTTTTATATAATAAATCACCAGTTCTAATAGGTAATCTAACTGCGTATTTATGACCGACCCCAGGTGTAGGTATATTTTGAATAATTATATCTTCCATAGAAAAATTGGTATGTTTGCGATAAACGCTTTTAAAAAAAGTTATACTAGGATTACCCGTCAAATATATATCTAAATCTCCCCGATTTATAAGTTGTATTTTCGACATTGTATATATATATATAATAATAATATTTTAATCATTAATTAACTTATTAAATTATCGTATTCATCAATATTAATTAATACTTGATCATTTTTAGATTTTAATATCGCTGGTATATCATATTTATTTAATTTACCATATTTTAATAAATATAATGAACATATTAATGGTGATATAGTTAACCCATTCATGCAATAAACAAAAATATTATTCAATTCTATATTATTATGAATATTTTCTATAATTTTATCTATAATATTTTTCATTGAATAAATATTATAAGATGATATTGGAACATTTATATACGAAACATTACTTTTTTCGATTTTGTAATTACAATCAGTTAAATTTATAATTATATTAATATCGTTATCAATAAAAAAATTTGGATGTTTCAGGGATTCAATATCAGAAAACCATAATCCAGATATAATTTCAGTTGGCATATTTAATTAATATATTTTTTTTTTGTTTTTTTTGCTTAATACGGCTTCTATTAGTTCTTCCATTTGAGAGTGGTGCCGAATTTAAAACCTGTCTCGGCACTTTGACGCTGTTCTGCTTTAATTGGGCGAGTTTGTGTGATGTCTCCCAGGCCAGAATGATTCATAGTGTGACGGGAACAGTATATTGCACCGCGAGTCGGTTTGAAGGAGCACTGTTTGCCGAAGCCACGATTCCACACACGACACTGACAATGGATCGGCGAATGTTGCTCCAAATTCATTTTCGTGATTTTGCGGGTGGTAAGAAGGCGGTCGTTTGTGGTGGTGTTGCGGATATTTGAGGGTAGAAACATCCCTTGTTGGATGGCACCGTCTTCGGCCCGGATGGACTTACCAGAGGTGGAAACAGATACCACTCTTGCGACGACGGTCCGTTTAGTTGTTCCGCGACCCATCGTGTAAGAGATGACCTGACCCTTTTCATATGAAGGGACAGGTGGCTGATGGGTT